TTAACGGAAAAAAGGGTTGCAAAGTGGAAGAAAATCTACGCACAAAACAGATCGAATCTATTATTAAAACTGAATTGGAGAACTGGCTGGTATGGGGCAAAAAAAGGGATTGGCTTCCAGTTTCTTTTAAGTGTGTTTTGGGTACGTTATATATTAGACCGCGCATACCGATTGGTGATGAGCGATATGACACTACTTACACGCCCCCAATAATTCCAACAGAATCAAGTGCTGCTGATTTTGAGCGTATTGTGATTAAACTGCCAGAGCGGCATAAAAAAGCGTTTGTCGCGCATCATTTAGAAAAAGCCGTTGTTGACGGCAAAATGATTAAATTGCCGCAACGCGATGCTAAAGCCAAAATACTGGGCGTAGGAAAATCACAGTATCACGACTTAGTTAATCAAGCGCATGTGATGGTATTGCGAGAATGGCGAAAAATATTTGTAAAAAATAGTTGACAACCGGACTTTAGTCGATTATTTTACTGTTAATCCATATAGGATGGTTTTGCACACTCCAATAAACCCGCTTAAGTTTGCGGGTTCTAAAAACATCCCAATCAATGCAATTAGAAGAAAAAATAACAATTTTTGGTCGAGAAATGACGCGCTGTATCGCGAATAGACGACTAAGAAGCGGTGGCGGCCAATGCCGTCAAGCTGTTAAACCTAACAGTAAGCATTGTGTTTATCATCAAGTAAAGCCAATGCGCCCGTTCAAGCCTGCTAATTTTGCGGGTAGTGCAGCAGATATTAAGCGTAGGCAAGAATCGTGGCAAAAAATGCTGGAGTATGCGAGTACGTTGGGTTATAATTCTTAAGTAGGATATTGATTTCCGCAATACCTATGTTTTAAAAAAATTTACTTCAATATTTGTTTTAATATAGAAATGTTGTTCTAGCAATATTTCTGTTATTTTTTTTAGTAAAAATTACTTATTACTATGCGCCCCATAGCGCATCAAAGAAAGCCCCTTAATTGGGGCTTTTTATTTTATTGGGATGCTATGCTCGATAAATCTAAAAACAAACGTTATTGCGATAAGCCGAAAGACCCAAAACCACAACCAACGCGCAAAGAATTGCGTAGGCAATTAGGATGGGAATTGGCAGAAGCGCAAAGAAATCGTGTTATTCGTTGAGTTTATTGGAGTGAGCCGTTATCCGCATCTGACCCTTGTTGAAAAACATAGGTGCACGAAAAGCGAGAGTTTGGGGTACGAAGATGTGCAATAAACTCAACAAATAGCATTGTAGAAGCGCAACGAATTGCAGAGAAAAAATAGAGAATTGCAGAAAAATTCAGTTGTCAACGAATCCTTTACAACTGAACTATGAAATGAACGGCTACCCGTTGCGTGAAAGCGCCGGTAAATAGACTTGGCCAAGTGTGGCCGTTCATTTGATAGTGTAGCTCAGTCGGTAGAGCGCGGCCTTCTAGCTTAGATGCCGAAGGTCGAAGTCGTCGGTTCAAATCCGGCCACTATCAGCCGGTTCCCCGCTCTGAGAAAGTATTGCGGCTTGAAGTCCACTTCGGTGGCCGCTTGGATTGATCGCCAAGCGTTGTATGCTGTCATAGCTCAATTTGGTAGAGCAACGCACTTGTAACGCGTAGGTTCAGGGTTCAAATCCTTGTGACAGCGCCAAACTGTCAACCCAAAACCCATATAATGACACTTACGCTTAATGTAATAGCTAAAACATATCGTATAAATTAACTGATAGATTTTAACTATTATTATTTAATTCACAGAGGGGAATCAATGTCCCTTTGACAGAAAAATCATATAGAAAACAAAGGCTTGCGCTTCTGAAAAGTTAAAAAGAAGGTTATGCGGATTTTTATGTGTTTGCAATTGCAATAATAAAATCATAATGCGGCCTAATCTTTTGTTCTACAGTTTCAGCTTTAGCGATACTTGAAAAAACTTTTTTGCCGTTAGCTGCAACAATTTTTATTGTTTGAACATCTTCGCCGCTAATTTCTACGCGCCAAGGCGCAGGTGTTGCAAGACATTTTATTGGTTCTGTTTTATTTGCTTTAGCGCATAAAAATTCGAGTGCTTCAATGACTTCAGAATTTCTCAATCCTAACGGCGTTCCCATTGCGCTAGCTAAAAAATCGCCATTTTGTGCAATTATTTGATGTCGCCCATTTTCTGTTTCCGCAACAGTCCACGGCGCTGGGTATTTATGTAATTGGTCGATTGTTTGCATATTAATTCCCCTTATTAGTATGTATATCAGTTAATCTTCAACAATGTAAATAAAAGAACCGCACATTTTTACCATTGCGTTTAAAACTTTTTGCTCATATTTTTCACGTGCTTCATTCGCTAAATATTTAAAATTTGGGTGGTAATAAACTTCCGGCTTATTTTGCTCTTTTTTCATATGCCCAAGCTCGCCACGTTTTACAGCTGCATTTAATTCTTTGCGTATATCAGAAGAAACGCGGCTAGTGATTAACCTAAACCGCTCTATTTTTATAATTTCAACGTTTGCTTGGTTTGCAGTTAATTGCCCAAGTTCCATTTTATTTTTTAATTGTTCTAGTTGGTTTTGGCTAAGTTCCATGTTGCCCCTTTTTTAGCAATCTTTTAATTGTTTAGCAGCCCATCTTTTCGCGCCACCTAAAGTACTGCCTGACCATTCGTCGGCAACTTGCGCATCTTGAATTCCGTTTCCAGCATTAATTAAAAAATAAGCAAAAATGTGATCTTCTTGAACGTGTATTAAAACAGCGTAATTTCCTTTTGTTTCGATAATTCTTTCGCATTTATTCTTTTTCATGTTGTTCCCTTTATTGATTGTTTGAAGTAAGCATCATTTTTTCTAATAATTCTTTTTTTATCGCTGCACGCTCTTTTGATTTTTTGCGCTTTCGTAATTTAATAGAAATTCTGTATTTGTGATCATTTTGCTCTCCTGTTGTGTGATTCGATGTAGTAATTATAGATACATTAATTGCATAATGCAAGCATTATTTACTATTAATACTCGCAAGCCAATCTTTATACAATCGTGAACGCGAGATAGTTGATTGTTCTATACCGACGGCTTTAGCAGCGGCATAGGGCGTAAGACCTTGTTTGATTAGTTCAAGTGCTTTAAGCATCTCTTGTGAGATTCTTGCAGTCATGTTTATCCTTTCTGTTTAGTAAATTCGTTTAATTAAAATCTGTAATTTTGGGATTGTTATTTACGCAAAAAAGATCAAGACGAATGTTTCCGCCCAGTGTCATTAGTAATTTATGCTGCGCGTGTTTTTTTGCTTCAGGGCGCGTCATAAAAACAGAATAAACTGGAACGCCAAACGGGATGCATTTTGACGGCGCTACATTGAGAATCAAAGAAATTGCCTTTGTTGCAATTTCAAGTGCGGCCAACCGATCACTCAAAACAGGTAATTCTTCTATGTAACGCGCTGGTCGAGTATATGCATGACCTTTATCATTTAAAGATTCAATAATTGGAATTTTTTTCATTCTGTACCCCTATTAGTAGTTAGTATTAAGCTGTTTGTGTGGCGGCTTCTATTTTTTCGAGTAAATCTTTTACAGTGCTATTTTTTGGCGCAATCATTTCCCAATATTCTGAATTAACGCGCACTACCCAAGTGTAAAGATTGGCTGTTTGACATTCATCGACCATAAAACTCTCAATATTGTCAGAGTAAGTCCAATTTGCAGGTAGTAAGACACATAGTAAAAATTCAAATTGGTCGGAATTAATTTGTTTTGCTGGTTCGCCATTGTTTTTACGCATTAGTTCATAACGGTTTTGAATACTATTTATTTGGCTTGTCATTTTTGTACCCCTATTTATTTTTAAGCTGCTTATTCAGCAGTAAAATGTATTGGCTAATTACGACTAGCGGTATTGCTGTGTCGATGTAGAGATAATAAATGAGTTAGATGCATAATGCAAGTATTATTACCTGTTATTTCTAGCAGTATGATTAACCCCTGTTCTCATTAGAGAACTTTCGCCCCGTAATTGGGGCTTTTTTATTTGAAAGTAAATTATGAAAAAACCAGCTAAACCAATGCCAGCTAAAAAACCTATGCCAAAGCCAGGCAAAAAAGGCTGCTAATGGACACGCTATTCAATGCGTCAGCGCCCTGCATTACTGTTGCAGCTACAGCTAGCGCACTAACAGCAGTCGCATTGCCTGCGGGTAGCGGTAACGCTATTCGTATTGTTAATGAGAGTGCAGATATTGCGTTCATAGCACTGGGCGCGTCAGATGTAGCAGCAACGTTGCCGACATCTACAGCGACGCGCACATGTACGCCGGTTCCTGGCAATTCTGACATCATCATGCGCAGAGACACAGTGAGCGAGTTGTTTATTTCTACGATATGTAGAGCGACGAAAACAGCAACGCTGACTGTTCAAATCGGAGACGGCGGTAAATAACAAATGGATCAATTAACTGCAAAGCAACGCATGTTCGTTGCTGAATATTTAATTGATCTAAATGCGACACAAGCAGCTATTCGCGCTGGGTATAGCGTTGATACTGCAGCAGCAATTGGGCATGAAAACCTAAGAAAACCTGAGATAGATGCGGCAATCAAAGAAAGAATGAACAGGCGCTCAGAAAGCCTTGGGATTGACGCTAAATATGTCTTAGAGACGATTAAAGACACGGTTGAGAGGTGTAGACAGGCTAAGCCCGTAAAACGCTCTAACGGCGATTTAGTGTATGTTGAGACAGAAGATGGCGAAGTGCTCCCCGCTTACACGTTTGATTCTCAAGCGGTGCTGAAAGGCGCGGAATTGCTCGGCAAGCATTTAAAAATGTGGACTGATAAAGTTGAAACCAAAATAGACGGCGTTGTTATCGTTAAGGCGTCGGATTTAGATGAAAAGCTATAGTTTATTGTGCAAAGCAACACACTATGAAGAGTGCCAAAAAAAACGGCCAAATACATTGTTGATTGATGCAGTGCGCAAATTATGCAATTAAACGCAAAACAAGAAGAGGCGCAAAAGGTTTTGGCGGCCGATGCAACGCATATTATGTTGTTTGGTGGCAGTCGCAGCGGTAAAACGTTCCTGTTAATACGTAATGTGTGCTTTCGCGCATTAAAAGCGCCAAACAGTCGTCATGCGGTCATGCGGTTTCGTTTCAATCACGTTAAGAACTCAGTTGTACAAGACACATTCCCGAAAGTCATGCAATTAGCGTTCCCAAACGTTAAATATCACATCAATAAAACAGACTGGTTTGCAGAGTTCGAGAATGGTGCACAAATCTGGTTTGGTGGCCTCGACGATAAAGAGCGTACAGAAAAGATTTTAGGGCAAGAATACGCGACGATATATTTGAATGAGTGCAGCCAAATACCGTGGGGAAGTGTGGGTGTTGCGGTTACTCGTTTAGCGCAAAAAGTTAATCAAGTTATCGGTGATAGCACATCGTCACTGAAGCCGCGCATGTATTACGACTGCAACCCGCCAAGTAAGGCCCACTGGTCGTATCGCGTATTCATAGAAAAGCGTGATCCAGAGAGCAAACAGCCGTTGGTTCGCGGCATTGATTACGCGTATTTTCAGATTAATCCGCTCGATAACGCTAAAAACCTGTCCGACGGTTATTTGCAAACACTGCAATCATTAAGTCCGCGATTGCAGAAACGGTTCTTGTTGGGTGAGTTCGCAGACGCAACGCCTAACGCTCTATTCGCTGATGAAATCATTGACAAATGGCGTGTATTAGATGGCAAATTACCCGATATGGTGCGTATCGTTGTAGCAGTTGACCCAAGCGGTTCCGGCGATACAGACAATGCAGACAATGACGCAATCGGTATTTGTGTGGCAGGGCTAGGCAGTGATGGAAACGCATATTTGTTAGAAGACTGCACAGTAAAAGCAGGCCCTGCGACGTGGGGGAAAGTGGCAACTGATGCATATGATCGTCATGCCGCTGATGTGATCGTAGGCGAAATTAACTACGGTGGCGCAATGGTACAGCACGTTATTCAAACCTCGCGGCCTAGAACGCCATACAAGCAGGTCACGGCAACAAGAGGAAAAGCGGTAAGGGCCGAGCCAATATCGGCGTTATATGATCAAGGCAAGGTTCGTCATGTCGGTATGTTCAGAGAGCTAGAAGACGAGTTAGCAGCATTCTCAACAGTGGGCTATTTGGGCGAATCTTCTCCCAACAGAGCTGACGCTGTGATATGGGCGCTTACTGAGTTGTTCCCTGGGATTGTTAAAGAAAAAGTAGAGCCAAGGAAAAGAAAGACGCGCGAAGTAAATTCCGGTGGATGGATGGGGTAAATATGATTATGACGTCGCATAGCATTACAGACTATGAAAAATGGTACAGATGGAATTCGGATAAATTTTATTGGAGTTTTACATACCGCAAAAATGCAATTTTCGATAACCGCGTCAATTTTTCGGTGGCTTTTAGCACTGGAATTTTTAAGCACATAAAATTTGATTTTGTGTTTTTTGGTCGTGGGTTTTTTATCGAAATTAGCAAAAAATATACAGTAAAGTAAAAATACAATCGTATAAGCGCATCAAATCAAATGAAAGAACAGACAGCGGCCACGAGCCGCTAATTTTTATGGCTGATGACAAACTAAAAACGGCGTTAGAGTTATTTGAATTAGTGGAAAATGCGGAGTCAGATAACCGTATTGCAGCACTCGACGACCTGAAATTCGCACGCCTTGGCGAGCAGTGGCCGGAAGAAATGAAGCGCAAACGCATGCTAGAGAATCGGCCATGTTTAACGATCAATAAAATGCCGTCATTCATTCGCCAAGTTGTCAATGATGGGCGATTGAATAAACCTGCGATTAAAGTGCATCCCGCTGACGATAGCGCCGACGTTAAAACAGCCGAAATTATCAACGGTATTATTCGGAATATCGAAGTCACGAGCAATGCTGATGTAGCGTATGACACGGGGCTAGAGTATTCAGTCACGATGGGATTTGGGTATTGGCGCGTTTCTGCTGATTACGCGCACAACGACACATTCTATCAAGATTTAAAAATTGACCGCATTGCTAATCCGTTTTCGGTTTATGGTGATCCATTTTCTAAAGGCGCTGACTCAAGCGATTGGAATGATGCGTTTATTACTGACCTCATCCCAAAAAAGATATATGAAAAGAAGTACAAAGGCGCTGACAAAGTAGACTGGAGTATCGGCGCATATGCAGACATGCCCGTGAGCTGGAAAGACGGCGAAAATGTTTTAGTCGCGGAGTGGTGGTCACGCGATGAAGTCAAAGAAAAAATATTAAGGCTATCGAATAATTTAGTTATTAAAGAAAGTCTGTATCTAAAAAAAATAGATGGGCTTTCTCAGAAAGATATTCTAGACGCGCAAGGCATAACTGTTATTGGTGATCGCGAAACGCGCAGCTACAAAGTTAAGCAACGTATTATGACTGGCGCTGAAGTACTAGAAGAAAACGAATGGCCTGGCATGTATATACCGATTGTTGCGGTGTATGGTGAGGACATTAACGTCGAAGGAAAGCGGTATTTGCGCTCTTTAATTCGTGACGCAAAAGACCCGCAAACGATGTTTAACTACTGGCGTACATGTAGTACTGAGTTAGTCGCATTAGCGCCAAAAACGCCATTTATTGGCCCCGTTGGCGCGTTTGAAACGGATGTGGATAAATGGCAAAGCGCGAACACTGATACGCATGCGTTTATTGAATATGATTTGGTCGATGGCAACCCAATTGCCCCTCAGCGCCAATCATTCGCCGGTCCTCCCGCAGGTGCATTACAAGAAGCGTTAAACGCGTCGGATGACATGAAGTCCGTGATGGGTATTTACGATGCTTCATTAGGTGCAAGAAGTAACGAGACAAGTGGACGTGCAATCGTGGCGCGTCAAAAAGAGGGTGACGTTTCAACGTTCCATTTTATTGATAATCAAGCCCGTGCAATTCGTCACACAGGGAAAATACTCATTGATTTGATTCCGCACTATTACAATGATGCGCGCATTGTTCGCATTATGGGGCCGGATAAAAAACCGCAGAATGTTGCAATTAACCAACCAATTACTGGCCCAGATGGGCAACCGATGCGTGACGAAAATGGTATAGAACAAATCTATGATTTAACGGTAGGTAAATACGATCTTACCGTTGAAACCGGCCCAAGTTTCAGCACAAAACGGGAAGAGGCGGCATATCAAATGACTGAGTTTATCCGTGCATTCCCTGCCGCTGCACCGTTGATTGGCGATCTATTAGCTAAGAATCAAGATTGGCCTGACGCTGATGAAGTAGGCCGTCGTTTGCAAGCTGCATTGCCGCCGCAGGTACAGGGGCAGAATCCGCAATTGCAGGGCATGCAACAACAAATGCAGCAAATGGACGCACAGGCAAAACAGGCTATTGCAGAGCTACAGAAAAAACTTGCCGATGCTGAAATGAAAGCAAAGAGCGAGGAAAACAGTGACTTGCTTGAGGTTGCAAAAATTAAGATTGATTCGTACAAAGCAGAGACTGAGCGGTTAAAAATGATGGCCCCTGCATTAGGCCCTCAAGAGATTCAGGCGCTAATTATGCAGACGTTGCAACAAGTACTGCAAACGCCCGATATCACACCACAAGATCAGCCGCCTATGCAGCCGCCGCCAATGCAGCCTCAACAGAACCCGCCAAGTGCGGGTTTTTTTACGCCTGAGCAGCCGCAAGGCATGCATCAAATGCCAGACGGTTCAATGATGCCCGATGCGATGATGCCACAAATGCCACAACAGCCGGAACAGCCGTTACAATAACTATTCACCAACCGTTGGGAGTGAATAATGGATTTAAAGGAACTGGAAAAACAATGCTTAAATTTTGTTATAACTAAATTAACAGAATTTGGCGTTAAATGTTATTTGGATGACGCCAACAATCAATGTTTTGTTGGCTCTGAATTTGTAACTAAAAATGGCAAATCTGTTTTAGCTCAAGAAAAAGGCGCAAGTTACACATTAAACAAAGATGATGAAATAAGTTTAAATTGTTTATTGCCTAGCTTATACGGCTTAGTTACCGATATGTCTAATAGCGTTAACAATAAAGATGAAGAAATAAAAATACACTGCTTAAAAATTGAAGAAAAAAATTCAGAATTTATTTTAAGCGTGATTTATTGGCAATATTTGCCAAAATTAAATTAAAAAAATTAACAAATTAACTAAGCCGCCTAAAGCGGCTTTTTTTACGTCCAAAAATGAACGCACTTCAATTCTTAATCTCATTACGCCCTGCAATACCAATGAGCGCAGAGCGCCCAGGCACACAAACATCCAACAGTGAGCTACGCCGATGGATGGCAAACGGGGCAGTGATATTTAACGGGAATAAGTTACGCGCTGAAGATGAGATCGAGTGCGAATGTAAAAGCCTCGTGTTTTTTCCTAAGTCTGAATTGAGAAAAACGACACTGTATTAATTATTGATTTAACCAACCAAGCCACTCTTTGTAGTGGCTTTTTTTATTTCACCAACCGTAATGGAGTGAGTTATGACAGAAGAAACGACCAACCAAGAAGCCGCGCCCGTAGAAGTAGTTGACACGTTTGACTACGGCAATGCAGCAGAGGGAGTCGATAACGAATCGGTCGAGGCGGTAGAACCGACTGATGCAACCAATGAAGCAACTGAAGAAGCCGAAAGCGAAGTAGCGCAAGAGGATTTAACAGCCGCTGAATTAGAGGAAATTGAGTATGAGGGCGCGCAACATAAAGTACCCAAACAACTCAAAGACGCAATTATGCGTCACGCAGATTACACGCGCAAAACGCAAGAAGTCGCAGAGCAACGTAAGGCACTGGAAACAAAAGCGCAAGCCATCGAACAACAAGCCGAGCTAGCGAATGCATCTATTGAAGAACGCGCGGCGTTAATGGCAGTAAATCATCGCCTTCAGCAATTTCAACAAGTTGATTGGAATGATTTAAACGCTAACGACCCAGTAACAGCGCAAAAACTATGGTTTGAGCGCACGCAATTGGTCGAAGCACAAGGGATGATTCAATCCAAACTAACGCAAAAAGAACAGCAATTTGCACGCGAAAAAGAACAAAAAGCATCTGAAGCGCAGCAGTCCACTGCCAAGCAAATCAGGGAATGTTTTGACGTTGTAGTGCGTGACATTAAAGGCTGGTCACCCGAAATGGGGAAGGCATTAACGAAAACTGGAATTGATCTTGGCTTCTCAGACGAGGAACTGTCCAAGGTTCACGACCCGCGTTTCATCAAGTTATTGCATAAAGCCCATATCGCTGAACAGCTTCTAAAAAAACAAGTTTCTCCGCCTCCTAAGCCTGTACCAAAGCCATTGCCGCAAGTAAGTGGTAGTAGTGCGCCGGTGAAAAAAACACCGTCGGACATGACAATGGACGAGTACGCAAAGTGGCGAAGATCGCAACGAAAATAAACATTTAAGAAAGTTAAATTAATATGAATTCACTTATTACACCTGACATTATCACAAAAGAATCGCTGATAATTCTGCACGAAAAAATCCCGTTCATTAGTTCTATAAATAGGCAATATGACGATCAGTTTGCAAAAACTGGCGCAAAAATTGGTTCTAGCTTACGCATTCGTTTGCCTAACCAATACACGGTACGCACTGGCAAAACAGCGCAAGTGCAAGACACCGCAGAAAACACGGTAGCAATGACAATGGCAACGCAAAAAGGCGTTGATCTTGGCTTTTCTTCTGTAGATTTGACATTGACAATTGACGACTTTAAAAAGCGTTACATTGAGCCTGCGATGTCTGCATTAGCTGCCGATATTGAAGCTGATGCAATTCAGTCGATGACGAAAGATGTGTATAACCAAGTAGGCACAGCAGGCACTACCCCTGCATCTATGCTGGTATTTGGACAAGCGCGTCAAAAGTTAAACGAGTATTTAACGCCTAAAGACAAGCGTCGTCGTGTTCAGGTCGATTCTGCGACTATGGCCTCAATGACCGATGCGTTTAAGGGCTTGTACCAGTCTAGCGCAGCGATTGATAAGCAATATATGGAGGGCTACATTACGCACCAAGGCGGTTTTGATTGGTACGAAAACGAATCCATATACTCGCATACCAATGGCGCTGACGTAACAGGAATTACCGTCAATGACACCGTAGTTTCCGGTGATTCTACAATGACGATCGCTGGTGCATCTGGTGCGCCTACTGTTGGTAGTGTATTCACTGTTGCCGGTGTCTATGCAGTTCATCCTGAAACAAAACGTGCTTACAGTCATTTGCAACAATTCGTTGTAACTTCTACTGTAACGCCAACCACAACCGATATTTCGTTCTCACCAGCGATGATTTCTAGTGGCGCATTGCAAAACGTTACAGCATTGCCTGCTAACGGCGCGGCGCTGGTATTTACCGGCGCGGCTGCAACATCTTACGGCCAAGATTTGGCATATCACGAAGATGCATTCTCATTCGTGTCCGCTGACTTGGAAGTGCCAAAAGGTGTGGATATGGCATCGGTAAATCGTTTTGAAGGTATTTCGATGCGCTTTATTCGTCAATACGATGCAGTAAATGACGATTACATTAACCGTCTTGATGTGCTTTACGGGTTTAAGACAATTCGTCCGCAGCTTGCTGTCAGAATTACTAAATGAGTAAATTCTTTTGAGTTGGGGTTGTCATTGCTTTTTCGGGTGACCACCCTTGTATAAATACTCTTTCTCTTAATAGGTGATAAGAAATTCCTGAAATTTCAGCCCATTCACCTATGCATTTTGTTTGCCCGTTGTAAGTCATGAAAATATTTGACGATTTGTTTCTGGCTTGTATTTTTTTAGTGGCCCAACGACAATTTTCTTTGTAGTAGCCTTTGTCGTTGTCTACTCTGTCTAGTTGAAGCCCTTTGTTATAACCATTTGACATATCCTTAATAAATACGGCTGGATCGTGCCATTCCTGACAAACAGTAATGCCGCGCCCTCCGTATCTGGAATATCTCTTGTTTTTAGGTTTATAGCATCGCTCCATCATGCCAGACCAAACACTAAATAGCGGATGATTCCAGCAACCATGTTTAGTCACGCGTTCTTTGTGTAAGCAGCCGCAACTCTTAATTTCTCCATTTCGCATACCGCCTAATGGAACATAACGAGGATTGCTGCCGCATTCGCATTGGCATAGTGCGTGATAATGGTAGGTTCCTTCAATTTTGTGGGTACTAATTACTGTATATCTTCCATATTTATCGCCAGGTTTAACAATTTTGCTAAGCCAAGGAATCATTTTTTTCATGTCGGTTCCGGTAAGTTTTAACATAATTTTATGTAAGGCCGGATTACCAATTAACAAGCGCCAATGGCGCTTTTTTTTCATCTAAAGAAAAGGAAATACTATGCCTAATCCATGCGTAATTGGTGACGGTCGTCCCGATGGTTCTACATTTGGGGCATCCACTACTGAACTCGTTTCATTTTACGGCGTTACCCCAGTAGCGCAACGTGCTGGCGCTGACCAAGTCGCTATCACAGCAGCAGCAGGAACCAAGATCGGCACTGGCATTTTAGCTGATGGTACTGCCACTTATTCGCAAACTATCACGAACAACAACAATGCAACGATCGCCGCTGCATTGTCAGAAATTCGTGCCGCATTAGTCGCATTAGGTGCGATTAAAGGTTCAGCGTAATTAATTGGGGCGGCTTCAGTCGCCCTATTTTTTAGGGGTAAAAATGATCTGGTTAAAACATGATATTCATGGCGTAAAGCAATGCTACGTTGAAAGTGAAGCACTCACTGATGAAAAAAATGGATGGGTTCGTTTTGAGCCAACAATTGCCAACCCAATAGTAGAAAAAGAAGTCACGCTATTAGACGATATAGAGCAATTAGACGATGCACCAAAAAAACGTGGTCGCCCATTTAAGGTCGAATAATGTTCAGCACTTACAGCGAATTACAAGATGAAATAGCAAATTGGATTCGTAGGGATATCGACCGTATTCCAATATTTATTGGTTTGGCAGAATCTGAATTTAACCGCGTGCTTCGATTACGCACGATGGAAACGGACAATGCATTATCCCTGGTATCAGGTTCAAGAACAGTTGCTATTCCCGATAATTATATTGAACCGATTTCGTTGCGTTTAGTAATCCCAGGTGAACCGCAGCACGTCCTCACGCCGCGTATGCCGCAACAACTCGATATTTTAACGGGCACGACAGCAAGTCGCCGTCCTGAATATTGGGCGATTAACGGTGCAAATATTGAATTTCCTAATGCAGCAGATCAAACCTATGGCCTGTCATTTAGGATGGTAACAGGCTTCGCCTTATCTGATGCTACGCCTACAAATTGGCTTCTTACTCATCATCCTGACCTGTACTTGTACGGCGCTTTACTAAGAGCGGCACCATATCTCGTCAATGATGCACGCATTCCGGTATGGCAAATGATGTATAGCCAATCGCTTAAACAAGTACAGCAAAACGCGTCTAAATCACGCTCAATTTCCTCTTTAGTGACCGATATGCCAATAGCGCGACGCGGTGCATATAACGTTTATTCGGATGATTAACAATGCCAATTGAAAACGCAACATACGTCAATGATCTAGTTCCCACGAACCCGCTAGGCACTGATGGCGCGGACACATTAGATCAGCATGACCGATTAGTTAAATTAGCGGTAAAACAATCGTTCCCAGGTTTTACTGGTGCGATTGTTGTTGGCGGCACGACTAGCGGCTTAGTGAATGCTTATACGCTATCACCGACCACAGCATTGCCTTCCTATGTTGAAAATATGATGGTGGTATGTGAATTTCATCTTGCCAATACAGGTGCGGCAACAATTAATATTTCAAGTCTTGGCGCTAAAACAATTAAGACGGTATCAGGTGAAAATGTCACCTCAGCAGATTTATTGGGAAGCCGATACACCGCACTTGTCTACGACGGCACAAACTTCCAGCTATTAGCAGTCACAAAGAATTACGTTGATCAATTGGTATTTGAACCCGTCTTGCCTGCACAGTTTGGCAACGCCGATAAAATGCTGACTACAGACGCAACAAACGCAAGTTGGACTGCATTACTTAAAGCGGCAACAATTCGTTTTGCTGATTCTACCGATACAACTAAGCGTTTAGCGTTTAATGTCAGTGGAGTAAGTACGGGCACTACCCGCACAGCAATTGTGCCGGATCGAAATATCAATCTAGCCGGTGATTTGGATGTTCGTGCAATCACAACAACAGGCACCGTAGGTATTGCGGACATTGGCAAGCTGATTGATTGTACGTCCGGCACATTCACACTCACATTTGCAGCAGTTGCCACGCTTGGCGATGAAGCAATGGGGTTTGTTCAAAATACTGGGACAGGCGATGTAACGTTAGATGGGAATGGCGCAGAAACAATTGACGGCCTGGCGGATTACATCATGTACTCAGGCGAAGTTCGTATGTGGTATGTCGAGGGAGCCTCGATCAAAACTATTGTCCTGAACAGTTTTTATAAGACATTTACATCGTCAGGAACATTTACTAAACCGCCTGGGTATCGGCAGTATTCTGGCCTTACTCATGGCGGCGGTGGAAGCGGGGGGAAATCTGGCACAACGTCTTTTTATGGTTCAGGTGGTGGTGGTGGTGGATGAACCCCTTTTTCTTTTCTAAGTTCAGATTGCAGCGCAACTGCTTCGGTAGTAATTGGAGCAGGCGGAACTTCTGTGAGTAGTGTGGGCGCTGGTAATGCTGGAGGTACGACGACACTAACACTGACTTCCAGAACAATCTCGGCGTATGGCGGGGGTGGTGGCGGGGGCAATGGATCGGCAAATTGGTCAGGTGGTGGTGGTGGTGGTATTTTTGGGGTAGGAGGCACAAGCGCTGGCACAGGAAGTAATGGCGGTGGTTCGCCAAACGATACAGCATTTGGCGGAGGGCTATCTTTTTCAGGGGGCGCTTCTGCGGTAGCCAGTGTGTATGGCGGCGGCGGCGGCGGTAATCAAAGTATAGCGGGTGCAATGTCTTATTTTGGCGGTGGTGGCGGCGGCACTGGAGGCGGTAGCTTTGGCAGCTCTGGCGGCATAAGTATTTTGGCTGGTGCAGGTGGCGCAGGCTCTGCAACGAGTAACGGCGTGGCGGGTACAGCGCCATCTGGCGGTGGAGGCGGCACAGCTACTGGCACAAACTCAGGAGCTGGGGCGCGTGGTGAACTTCGTATTTGGGGGCAAGTATGAGAGCAGCACAACTTAAAGACAATGTAGTTATCAACTACGCAGAAGTAGACGCATTCAATAATGAATTCGTTAATCCATTTGATTCTGTTTTAGGTTCAACATGGGATAGTGAAACAGAAACTTTTACTCCCCCCGTTATTGTCATTGATTTACCTACTTTAAAAACAGCCGCCATTGCCAAAACTTACGTTGATGTAGACGCGGTTTATCAGGACGCAATTGGCAACCGTGTCAGTGAATACTCAGAAGCGGAAGCCGTGGCATTAGCTTACCAAGCAGCAGGCTACACTGGTGAAGTGTCAGAATTTATATCAGCGTTTGCGCTATCTAACCCGACTGGAATTGAGCAGACAAATACATGGGCAGCCAATGCCATTATTGCACAAGCAGAAGCCATGCGAACCGCTCAATTAGCAATGCGCACTACTCGATTCGATAAGCAAAAGTTAATGCGTGAAGCAACGACACAAGCGGAATTAACAACCGCTGTATCAGAGTGGGATACATTTATCACTGCAACACGAACTGCATTAGGTCTATAAATGGACATTATTACCGTTCGATTTATTTCAAAATGGCCGCCTAATATTGCAAGTCTATTAGTCGCCCGATGTGGTGGCTCTAAGCAGTTTAGCCACGTTATGAATATGATCGACGGTATGGCCTATGAAGCTACGTTTAATCATGGATGTCGCATTGTTCCAGTTAAGCAGGCAATGGAGGGCGCATCATATTATCAAGACATGTATGTTCCCGTGCAAAACATAGAGACAGCGATTAATTTTGGGAAAATGCAGCGCGGTAAAAAATATGATGTTGCTGGTGCGCTAGGTATCCCTTTCCTTATGTCTGAAGACTGGGGCGACTGGAGCAAGTGGTGGTGTAGCGAATTTGCATTTATGCAAATTGGTATCGGCGGTAATTTTCTATTTGATAAAGATGCACAAAAGCGAATAACGCCACAACATTTACACATGTGTAATTACAAAAAATCAGAGTTAAAAAAATATATTCCTGACTAATTCAAGCCGCTGAAAAGCGGTTTTTTTATGGGCGATTGAATGGCATCATTACCGATTAACACATGTGGACAATACGGCATTATTCGCGATGTATTCCCGCATGAATTGCCCGATGGCGCATGGAGTGAAGGCAAGAATGTTCGTTTTGTAAATGGTTATGCGGAACAGATGAAAGGCCATTTGCCCGTCTATGGCGCATCCTCTATTGAGCCGTACTTTTTACTACCTTATAGCACGTCAGGGGCACGTAATTGGATTTATGCAGGGGCAAACAAGGCCTATTCTGTGACAGTCGATGTCCATACGAATATCACGCGTCAATCTGGTGGTGTTGATGTCAATTACACGGCAACTGCGAATAACGTTTGGACAGGCACTGACTTAAGCGGCATTGCTATTTTTAACAATGGCACAGACGCACCTCAGCAATGGCCTGGCACTGGTCGCGCTGCCAATTTAAGCAATTGGCCGTCCGGCTATTCATGCAAAGCATTGCGGTCATATAAATACTGCGGCATTGCCATGAATTTAACAATATCTGGCAATAATTATCCGCATCGTGTTCTATATTCGCAGCCTGCGGAACCAGGTTCTGTGCCTAGTAGTTGGGATATTGGCGATGATACGAAAGACGCAGGGGAATTTGACTTATCTAAAACCGATGGCCGCTTAATTGATGGCGCGGTCATGGGGGATAGTTTTTATCTGTACAAAGAATCGTCCATTTACCGCATGAGTTATGTCGGTGGTGGTGCGATATTCAATATTTCCGATCCAATTACAGAAGAAGCAGGCGCATTAGCATTAAATTGTATTGCCTCTTTCCCTGGCGGCCATGTCGTTTTAGGCCAAGGCGATATATTCGTATTTAATGGCGCGCAAGCGGAAAGTATCATTGATGCGCGTATGCGCCGATGGCTACAATCGTCATTAGATGCAACCTATTTTAATCGATCTTTTCTAGCTACTAATCCAACAAAAAATGAAATATGGGTATGCCTCCCATTGGTAGGGTATGACTTGCCCAATATCGCATTAATTTGGAATTACAAAACAAATACATGGACGTTCCGCGACCTACCAAGTATCCACTACGCAGCCTCAGGCGTTATTGATACGATTGTCACTAATTCGATTGATTCGCGCACGAACATTATTGACAGTTACACCGACCCGATTGATTACAACGAATATACGCAGTCGTCTAAGCGTTTAGTCATGGCCGATGATGCAAGCGAAATGTTTTTAGCTGACGCGTCACGTCAATTCGATGGCATGAATTACACATCGTATATTGCACGGACAGGGATGGATTTTGGTAACTCAAATCGTTTTAAATTTGTCAGCTCTATTCGCCCCATGTTTGATGGCGGTACCAATAACGTCATTCAAATTTATGTTGGTGGCGCAAATGATTTGACCGCGGCGATTACGTGGAGTGAGCCATTTAATTTCACAATCGGGCAAGATTTTGAAGCGACGTTTGAACAAGAATGGCGTTATATAGCGATTAAATTTGAAACGACGGTGCAAACGTATTGGCGCTTAAAAAGTATGATTATTGAATACGAATTTACGGGGATGTACTAATGGATTATAGATTTGGTAATGTTCCCGTTAATGTCGCTGAAGTGCCTAGTTTTTTACAGCGCGAATTTCCTCGTCTTCAGCAAGTATTAAATAATGCACAAGATATTGTTTGGTTGCGCCCTTTAACCGTCGAACCTGTCAAAAAACGGGAAGGTATGACCGTTATTGCTGATGGCGCGAATTGGAACCCAGGCTTAGGCGCTGGCACTTATCAATATCTTGGCGGTGTGTGGGTAAAATTTGAGGCAGCCTCATCAATTGGGAATGTTACTTCTGTTGGATTGGCATTGCCTTCTGAATTTACAGTATCAGGAAGCCCTATAACAACGTCAGGAACATTAACTGGGGCATGGGCAAGTCAGACGCAAAATTATGCGTTTATGGCGCCATCTGGTGCGAATGGAGTGCCGTCTTTTCGTCCGATGTTAAGTGTTGATGTATCAGACGCAACTAACGCAAATACAGCCAGTAAAATTGTTAAACGTGACGCAAGCGGCAATTTTTCAGCCGGTACGATTACAGCAGCGTTAATCGGCAATGCGACTACAGCAACCGCATGGCAGACTGCAAGAGCACTTTCCTATACGGGCGATGCAACAGGTTCAATGTCGGTCGATGGTTCGGCTAATGCAAGTGCTGCTTTAACGTTGGCTGATACGGCGGTAACGGCTGGAAGTTATGGTAGTGGTACAAATGTATCTACTTTCACAGTAGACAGTAAAGGACGTTTAATAGCGGCATCCAACACAGCAATATCTTTTCCTGTTGCCAGTGTATTTGGACAAACTGGCGCAATTGCGGATTTAAGCGGCGATGTAACAACATCCGGCAGCTCTGCAACAACTATTGCAAATAATGCCGTCACATTGGCAAAATTCCAGACTATTGCAACGGATTCTTTTATTGGACGCGATACAGCAGGAACCGGCAATATTGAGGTACTCAATCAAGCTACGGCAAAGGCGATGCTTGATTTATCAGGCACCAATACAGGCGACCAAACCATCACATTAACAGGCGATGTAACGGGCAGCGGTACAGGATCATTTGCAGCGACATTGGCAACTGTTAATGCCAATGTCGGTAGTTTTGGCAGTGCATCTAGCGTAAGTGTTATTACAGCAAATGCAAAAGGGTTAATTACAGCCGCTGCCGATACAGCCATCCAGATTGCAGAATCACAGGTCACAGGATTAACTAGTAATCTAGCAGGAAAACAGCCGTTAGACGCGACATTAACCGCATTAGCTGCATACAATACAAACGGCATCCTTGTTCAAATTGCAGCAAATACATTTGCAGGCCGCACAATCGAGGGCGTAACTGACCGTACCACAATTACAAACGGCAATGGCGTTAGCGGCAACCCAATAGCAGACATTGCCAGTACATATGCAGGTCAAACCAGCATCACAATTTTAGGCAATATTACGCCTTTGTCTGTTGCTTCAATCGGCACTGTAACTGGTTCCAATCTTTCCGGCACTAATACGGGCGATCAAACAATTACGTTAACAGGTGACGTTACAGGAAACGGCACTGGCAGTTTTGCAACAACAATCGGCGCATCAAAAGTTGTTAATAGCATGATTAATGATGTGGCATGGTCAAAAGTAACTAGCACCCCGACTACATTGGCCGGTTATGGAATTACGGATGCAGGCACAGTCACTAATGTTTCCGTGGTCACGGCAAACGGCATATCAGGCAGCGTGGCAACGTCCACGACAACACCGTCCATTACTTTAGTGTTGGGCGACATTACGCCGACGACGGTTAATGGTGTGTCTTTTTCAGCATTTATGGGGGCGCCGTCTAGCTTGGCTGTTTTTGGCACTTCAAGTATTACAGGAACCAACACAGGGGATGTTACAAAATCTGGACAAACTTATTTATCATTAAGTGGACAAGCATTAACGGCAAATCAAATTAATTTAACTTCTCATGTGACAGGAGTACTCCCAGGAGGAAATGGGGGGACTGATAATGGATTTATGTCGTTTAGTGGCCCGTCAACTACGCCTAAAGTTTTTATATTGCCTAATGCTACATCGACAATTCTAACTGCTGATGGCACCTCAATAGGATCAATGTTTTATGGCACAGGTACAGGTTCCCCTTTAACTTATGCTTTAATTTCACCAAATACCACAATTAACAAGCGGTTTCTTTCAATGACAGGAACTGGTTCTGCTGGGGCTGCCCCTACGTGGATAGGGTTGACTAGTACAGATGTTGGATTGGGTAACGTTGAAAATACCGCGTTATCGACGTGGGCGGGATCAACAAATTTAACGACTGCCGGAACTTTCACAACTGCAACATGGAATGCGGGCGTTATTGCAGGTCAATACGGCGGAACAGGCGTTAATAATAGCGGGAAAACAATCACACTAGGCGGCAATTTAACGACCTCTGGCGCATACGGTTCAACATTTACAATGACGGGCACAACAAATGTCACGTTTCCAACATCAGGCACATTAGCGACAACTTCTGGCGTAGTAACGTCAATCACCGGCACAGCAAATCAAATCAATGCAAGCGCGTCTACGGGCGCTGTAACGTTGTCATTGCCGCAGTCGATAGCAACTACTTCAGCGCCAACTTTCGCGGATTTGACGATACAGGGCAGTTCACCAGACATAGGATTAATCCCTTCTTCTGGCAACGGCACGCTTTCTTTTTACAATTCCTCATCTACTTTAAAATGGCAATTGGGGAATTCATCTAGCAGCGCATTGTTTTTTTACGATGCTGCAAACAATAACAATTTTATTGATGTTGGCACAGATGGCCATTTGTTATTGCAGCAAATAACAAAAAATGTGGCGATTGGCGACTCTATTGCTCCAGTTCGCAAACTTGTTGTAAAAAGCAGTGATAACGAAGCCATTTTTTTAAAGCGAATTACAACTGCAAACAGTCAAACAACGGGGCTATTATTTAATGTTGGTAACGGCGTTGCAACCAATACCGATTATTCTAAAGCGGCGGTTTATTTTCGCCGTAATGATACGCCTGGGGCTGGAATAGGAAATGGCGATTTTATCATCGCTGTTAATACCGCAGCAACCACTACGCCTGTTTCTGTATCAGATGAACGTTTTAAAGTTGATTATCTAGGTAATACAACAATAACGGGAACAACAACACTTACAGGAAGCGCCACAGTATCAAGCGCTCTTGGAGTAGGGACTTCTTCCCCTATTGGGAAGTTATCAAATACAGCAACTAACTGGGCACCTGTTGTTAGTGGTTCCGGTGTTTCTTCTAATGGGCTGGTATGGTCTGATGCTGGTAACGGATGGGTAGAGCTTATCCGCAATACAGATAATACAAACGGCAGTTCGGGGCTAGGTATATCAACAGCAAACACCGGAACATCCACGTATCCTTTATCACTTGAATCAGGCGGCGTTAGTAGGATGTACGTCCGAGGCGATGGCCTTGTTTCAGTCGCTGGTAGTTTAATAGTAGGAACTGGGGCGCAGGCTACTACATCTACCGCAAATTTTTTATATATTGCGACATGCGCGGGCGCGCCAACGGGGGTTCCCCCTGCATTTTCTGGATTAGTTGCAATGCGGTACGACAGCACAAATAATCGAATTTGTTTTTATAACGGAGCATGGCGCAGTGTCGCCGTGGCATAACTATGGCATTAATTGGGAATTTAGATACGCAATATGGCGTAGTGGCTACGTATCACATCATTACATCGTATAGTTGGAGGAAGTTTAATTTTATTGATGTTGAAGTAGCATCTTATGCAAGTCAAATAGCAAGAGAGGACGGGGCAGCGGCATTATGTTCTCAATCTTTTAGACTATCAAATGTGCCGCCCGATTATGAAGTGACAGTAAATAATTTGTACACGTTGATTTTGGCGTTACCAATTGAGCAATGTGTATTTGCAAATTCAGAAGTATTTACATCAGATGACGGAGAATAAAATGGATCACATTATTAAAACAGAGCAAATCGAAGAAACGTTAAAAGTATTGGGTGAATTTCCTGCGAAATACACATTCGGTGTAATTGATATGTTAAGGCGACTTCCTATTATTGAGCAAAACAAAGACATAACAGAAGAAGTAACAAACAATCAACCGGCTTAATGCTGGTTTTTTATTGGGGGGGGGAATGAGAATTGAGCGTACTCATAACATGGCAGTCGTTAAAGAAATAATGAGCCATCCATTAATTTTTCCTCATATTCATGAAGATGGGATTAACGAAGTAAATCCTCTTTGCCATGAAGGACTTTACTGGATGCTTGTTTCAGATGATAAGCCAGCGGGCGTGTTCTTAGTACACGCACATAATACATCTTGCTATGAAATGCATACCTGCCTTCTCCCTAGGGTATGGGGGGTGCAGTCAAAAGAAGCAGTCAAATTGCTTGGAAATTATTTGTTTAATGAATTGGGCTGCAAAAAGATTATTACCAATGTGCCTGCTTATAACAAGCGTGCTTTACGTTTTGCGAAAGCCAACGGCATGACGGTAGAGGGAATAAATCGAGCTAGTTACTTACATAACGGCGTTTTAGAAGATCAAACAATGCTTGGAATCACAAAAGAGGAGTGGATAAAATGCCAGCAGCAATCCCAATAGCCGCAGCAGTTGCAGGTTCGGCGGCAAGCACCGCCATGAGCAAGGGGTCAAGTAAATCTGGTGATCAAACTGTCACCACTAAACAACAAATTGACCCACGTATTGCAGATTTATTGTACGGCACTGGTCGCACATTAAAGCCAGGTGTAGCAGCGACTTATGCGCCATCTACTTCAGGATCTCAAATATGGAACCCCAACCCATACCGTGAAAGTGGTGCAAATATACGCAAAGGTGACGGGCAATGGCAATATTCTCCAGAAGTGCAAGGAGCGCAAACTAATCCAGAATCTGATTATATGACCGATGAGGGTTTTCTTGGTCAAATTATGGCATTGCTTGACCAACAGCAAAAGCCAGGAATGTCTAATTTTGGTACGGGGATAGACAATTATTTAAACGATTATGGTCGCCCCCAATTTGATAATACCATGCGTGCCGCGGCTGGGTTAATGACAGGAAATACAAGTGCCCCGCAAATGAGCGCGGCACAAATGCAAGCGGCTCAAATCAATGCACCAAAGCAAAATGATTTAGGATTAGCACCTGCATTCCAAGATATGATCTACGGTGAAGCGGGGAATAATCCTTACCTCACTGGTGCAATTCAAAAAGGCATTAATCAATCGAATAATGCATTCGGTAACATGCTCACCGATGCGACTAAAAACTTAACGCAAGGTGTATTGCCGGATATCCGTAGAGGTTCTATTTTAAATGGTCAATTCGGTGGCAGTCGTCAAGGATTGGCAGAAGGTAAAGCCCTTGATAGTTTTAATACGCAAATTGGCCGCGCTTTATCTCAAGTAGGCCAAAACAATACCGATGCAGCAGTAGGCGCACAAGCTGGCGCATATGATGCCGACCGAAGCCGCGCATTATCGGCGTTAGGAAATTTAAATAGCAATCAATACGGCGTTGCAACAAATAACGCGCAATTCCAGCAGCAAGCCAATCAATCCAATGCGGGATGGCAAAATTCAGCTAATCAAGCGAATTTACAAGCGCAATTAGGCACTAACCAATTAAATTCAGCGAACACATTAGCCGGTATAAATTCAACATCTAACTTGTTGGGGCAGGCATATAACTACGGCACGAATAATGATGCTTACAATATTAATAAGATTGGCAATGTAAGTTCAATCCTAAGCCCATATACGGGCCTTGGTGGAGGTCAAACACAGACGCAGCCATTGTATTCAAATACGGCAGGAAACCTCCTTGGCGGGGCTACTGCGGGGCTTGGCTTGTATGATGCTTACAATAAGGCTACTACCACACCAGTTTTATCGCCTGGCGTATCATTTGATGCAAGCAGCACTGTCCGTGATCCAATTCGCGGCTCTTACGGCTATTAAGGAATAATTATGGGCTTATTTGATAATTTAAATTTTGATGATCCTAAAACAATGGGGTTATTGTCGGCAGCTGCAAATATTTTAAGTGCTAGTGGCCCATCAACAACCCCGCGTAGCTTTGGGCAGATATTGGGCAGTGGGTTAGGTGGCGGGATGCAGGCTTATCAAGGTGCTATTGAGCAGAAAATGAAGCGCGACGAAGAAAAGCAGATGAATGATTACCGGAAAGCGCAAATAGGTGAACTACAAGCTAAAACAATTTCATCTAAAAATAAGCAAGATGTATTGTCGCGCATTGCATCAAATTATGAAATGGATTCTACCTATAAACCAAGTATGGCAGATTTATTGACGATTGACCCTGAAAGCGCAGTCAAAAGTATATTGCCAGGAGGCAGCGATTTTGGCGTTACCCCGCAAGTTGGAATTAACCCATCCACTGGGGAATATGGTTTTTTTGTGCAAGATAAGAATGGTAACGAAAAATGGAGTAATGCAAAAGTGCCCCCAAGTTATCAATATATCCCTGGCTCAGATTACAAAGCAGCTCAAATGTTTAACAAAAGAGGTGGCGAAATGTCACCAATTGGCGGCGGCAGCGGGATGCCGCAATCGTCAATGATGCCTAATGGCGGCTTAAATACTTCTATTCAAGCATCAGAAATTGCGCCGGTAGATGATCTTGCGCCTTGGAAGGATATTACATCACCAAAAGAACAAGATTCTATGAAGCAGCGAACTTACGAACAAGATAGGAAGCGGCTTGATGAGCTTAATGCCAAAGTCGCTCAGGGGCGTTCTAATATGCGCGACCTGGAACGTTTTGGGGAGCTTAATCGACAGGAAGGAACGGGTGGCTTGATTGATCGTATTGGGGTAATACCTACGTTTGATGAGCAAAAACAAGAAATGGAGTCTATTCAATCAAGGCTTGCACCCCAATTGCGCGTTGAAGGTTCAGGCGCATCTTCAGATAAAGATATGGGATTATATTTAAAAAGTTTGCCAGGCACGGATAAGGGTGGCAATGTAAATAGAAGCATTCGTGAACAATACGCTGATCAATTAAAAAATGCAGAAGAAGAACTTGCATTTAAATCAAAGTATTTAACTCAAAAAGGCTACCTCGATGGGGCAGATGAAGCATATTTAGCGTCAAAACAGACCAATAAAAATTCAAGCGACATGTCAAATGAAAATGCTTTTTACCGGCTTCCAAAACCAACTCAGGAATTTCTTCTTAAAGCGCAAGCCTCTAATTCTGGTAAGCCAGTAATATTTAATTTAGATTTAGGCAATGGCAGAACATACAAAGGGACTGTTCCAAAAGCAGATACAGAGAAAAATTTACGTTTAATGGAAGTCGATTCTATTAATCGCAATTATGGCGTACAGAGTGACGCTCAAAATAATCAGGTTAAACAGCCCACACAACAAAAACAAGCGCAAAGCTACCTCCCCGCTCTGCCCACTGCAAATAAGTCAAACCAAGGAAAAACGGCAATTGACCATGATACTGGCAAGCGTTACAAAAGCAATGGCATGCAATGGATGGAGGTTAAATAATGGCGCGTTTTGAAATTATTGATGATGAACCTAGAGGTAGATTTGAGATTATCGACGCGCCAGTAGCCAAGAAAAAAGTAGTTGGCGGGGGGGATCGTCTTCAAGCAGGTGTGGCGGCTTTAAATAAAGGATTCTTTTCTGATTTATTAGGTATGCCAGTTGATGCGGCAGCCAATGCGATTGACCTAGGCAAGGCAGCAATTGGTTATGGCACAAGCAAAGTGACGGGAAAAGCCCCGCCACAGTGGACGGAGCCTTTTGATCGAACACAAGTGCCCTTATCTGGCGAATGGCTTGCAAAACAAATTAATAAAGGTAGTGGCGCATTAGGCATGGGGTCGCCTATTGATAACCCTAACCCGCAAGATCAATTGTCACGGCTTATTTACTCTGGTGGGCGTGTTGCTGGCTCTTCTATTGTGCCTAATGCTAATGCTCCAATAAGTGGACTAAAACAGCTTGCTAACCTTGGCATGGGCGCAGTAAGTGGAGTAACTGGCGGCGCAGTCGGAGAGGTTAGCCCTGAATATGCTGGCGTTGCTGGTATGTTGCCTCAAGTCGGTGCATTTTTGGCCGCTAGTGGAATAAAGCGCGGCATTCGCGGCAATGAGGCTGGAAGAAAAGATATGGATCAGCGCCTTCAAGATTTTAAAAACGCAGGTGTGGATAAGCCGTCTGTTGGTCTAACAAGTGGCAATAAATTAATCCAAGGTATTGAAAATATATTATCTCTTACGCCTGGCTCAGTGGGTGTTTTTGAAAAATCAAAACAAAAAATGCTGTCTGGTATGCAAAATAAAGCGAATAACTTGCGTGATAGCATATCAACAGAATACGGCCCCGTTGAAGCTGGCGCTGCTTTGCAAGCCGATTTAAAAGGATTGTTTAAAGAGCGCATTGGGAATACTTACGGCACATTAAATGACAAAGTAGAACAGGCGGTTGGCCCTAACATGCCCGTTCCTGTTGCCGAGTCTATTTTTAAATCAGGGCAATTAACTACACCGATACCAGGAGCGGAGGCAACATCATCTAATTTTATTAATTCGCGCATTGCCAAAATTAATAGAGATTTGTCTTTTGACGCTGACGGCAAACCTGAGCAAGCACTTAATAGCCTTATTGTCCTTCCTAATGGGCAACCAGCAATGCAAACAGTTGCCCCGTCAACAGCGCCTCAAGGGATTCCATTTTCCGCATTAAAAGACTTGCGTACAAAAATTGGGAAAGAATCTTCTTCAAATGCAATAATGGGAACGCCTGAGCAGGGGGAATTTAAGCAACTTTACGGCGCAATGTCTCAAGATATGAAAAATGGGGTTTCGCTAGCTGATTTAAAAAATGGGGTTGATCCCGCGTCACCAGGCAGCGCAACAACCGCCCTAAATAGAGCAAATACGTTCTACAGTCGCGCTATGAATAGGGTAGACCAAGTTAACCCACTAGCCAATCGGAGTACTCCAGAGGGCGCATATAATTCAGTTGCGAGGTCATTGAATGCAGGCCCGACAGTTTATAGCCGATTACGTGGCCTAATTAGCCCAGAATCACGCCAAAAAATTGTAGCAACCGTCATTGATGACCTCGGGAAAGCCAATCCAGGTCAGCAAAATGAACAAGGGGATGTATGGTCGCCACGTAGTTTTTTAACTGGGTACAATAAACTACTGGATGCAAAATCAAAAAAAGCCTTATTTACTCGTTTGCCAGGCGGTGAAAAAATGTCAGACCAATTGACAGATATTGCTAAAGCTGCCGATATGGTTAATGAAAGTAGTAAGGTATGGGCAAACCCGTCAGGCACTGCACCAGCGCTAGCCGCGCGTGGAACACTTGGCGCGGTCACGTTCGGCTGGTTCTTTTTTCCTATGGAAGCATCAATAGCAACGGGGGGGATTTTGGCCGCAAATCAAGTATCCAAACGACTTTTGTTAAATCCAAAATTTGTAAATTGGTTAGCAAAAACACCAGAAATAAGGCCGCAGGATGCGCAATCTTACGCGCAACGCTTAATCGCCACAGCGAACTTAACAAATAATGCGCAATTTAAAAGTGATGTATCTGATTATTTATCAGAGGTAAATAATCAATTGTCGGATGCTCCGATTAATTAAAAATTCGATAAATAAACGCGACAACGCAGCCGATAAAAATAATCGGCAAGCATAAAGCCATTATTGGAAATGAAATATCCTCCCATAAACTTTGGTCGCTATTGTCATGATAAAGCGGAGTTCCAGACGGTCTATTATCGTATTTAGGCAGTTTCATATTGCCTTCAATATTTATTTAAAAATAGACTTTAACATTGAAAATGTAAAAATGTAAAATTATGGCAAAAAAAAATAGCCCCACACCTTTTCAACCTATTACACGATCTCCAATGGCATTTGATGCCGCTAAAAATTCAGGAGTAGGTTTTGCATCAGGATTTGCTGATGTTGGCGACACATTGCTTAATGCAGCAATTAATGGGGGTGAAAATGTAAAAAATTTAATATTTGGTACAAATTATCCTTCAGAAATAAAACAGTGGAATGATAATCGACATGTTGGACTTGGTCTTTTTAACCAAGATTATGATAATTCGCCTGCATTTTTATTGGGGCGACTTGGTGGGAATATTTTAGCTACATCGCCTGTTGGCCCAATTCTTGGAAGTGGTGCAAAAGGGATTGCTGCGCTTGAAAAACTGGGCAATGCAATTGCATCTAATGGAATGCGGATTGGTACGGTAGGGGAGGCAACACCTTTTATGAGTAGAGGCGCAGATATAGGCACAAGGATGTTAGGCGGCGCAATCAATGGAGGGGCAAGTGCTGGAATGATTAATCCAGAAAATAGCGGGGTAGGGGCATTATTAGGTTCGGCGTTTTCTCCTGGTGTACTTGCAGCGAATCGCCTAGGAAATTCTTTTTCTTCTTCCGCGCAACCTATTTTTGATTTAGTTCAAAAAAAATTAGCGGGACGATCTATTAAGGATTTTATTGGAAATAATGGAAATTTTTTAGGATATATAAAATAAATATTTATTTTATTTTTTTAAAAATCCCATATAAAAAAGCCAAAAGTAAAAATATGATTAATTTTAAAAATATATATTTTATATAAATAAAGTTGTTCATTAAAAATAACCTGATTATTAATCTTCGCCTAAGCCCACATTAACCCGTGGGCTTTTTTATTATGCCGAGTAATATCAAAAATGTACACAATAAAAACCAACTTACACAATTTAAGCGCAAATAAATAATGGAGCAGCACATGTCCGAAGCTGCAAATCATGCTAATTCCGCTACGCATGGGATTATCCTTGTTAAGGCATTAGTAAGTTCACCAGGAATTATCGGGATTGGTGGGGCTGCATTATTGTTTATGGTGGATTGGCCGAAAACGGCAAAAGAAGGATTTTGTCGAGTGGTGGCAAGTGGCGTTGCTTCTCATTTATTCGGCAATGCCGTATTGCGGACTATTACTCACTTTGCGGATTGGATACCACCAGAGGAAATACAAGCAGGCGCATATTTATTAGCAGGATTACCTGGTTGGTTTTTATTAAGTGCATTGGTGATGTACTTTAAAAAGAATAAATCTAAAAATATTGAGCAAATTATTAAAGGATTACAAAAATGACATTCGATGAAGCATTTGAAAGATTAATCGGGCACGAAGGAAAATTTAGCAATGATGAAAAAGACCCTGGCAATTGGACTAGCGGACGCATTGGCGCGGGGGAATTAAAAGGCACGAAATACGGGATAGCCGCTAATACCTACGGTGACTTGGATATTAAAAATTTGACAATTGAAAAGGCAAAAAGTATTTATTACCGTGATTGGTGGTTAAAACTTGGCGCGGATCAAATGGATAGTGCCATTGCATTTCAGGTATGGGATTTTGCTGTAAATGCAGGGATGAGTACAGCAAGGCGTGCATTGCAACGAGCGGTTAAAGTAGTTGATGATGGAAGTATTGGCCCTCACACGTTAGCCGCAATCCAGTCATACAGTGTTACCGATGTAATTCTTCGGTTTAATGCGCAACGCTTAAAGTATTACACGTCCCTTTCTGGATGGGCAACTTATGGCAAGGGGTGGACAAATCGTGTCGCAAATAACCTTGATTACGCAGCGGGGGACGCATAATGGACTGGAAAGCAATTGTATCGGCGGTATCACCTTGGATAGCTAGTGCAATCGGTGGCCCATTGGGTGGCATGGCTGTGTCTGCGATTGGAGATGCTTTAGGGCTATCGGATAAAACAGAAAACGCGATTAAACAGGCATTATCTGGCGCGACGCCTGAGCAGATGTTGGCGCTAAAGAATGCAGATCAGCAGTTTGCATTGCGCATGCAGGAGCTTGGCTTCCAGAATCTGAAAGATATGGAGGAACTTGCATTTAAAGACCGTGACAGCGCCCGTAACCGCGAGATACAGACAAATGATTCTACAAACAAGGTACTTGCGTACGGCATTGTTATCGTGTGGGCAATATTAAACATGATTCTTTTTATGAATACTGTTCCGCATGGAAGTGAGCAACTTGTCGCACGTCTTTTAGGCACATTAGACGCGGCGCTAATGGTCGTTTTATATTATTATTTCGGCAGTAGCTACGGAAGCAATAAAAAGAATGAACTATTAGCCAATAAATGAAAACCTTACTATTTACCCTGTTAATAATGACAGGTAACGCCTTTTCAGCGCAAGTTATCGGCATCGCTGACGGCGATACTTTGACCGTTCTTGAAAATAACAAGCCGCTTAAAATAAGGCTGGCCAATATTGACGCACCAGAAAAGCGGCAAGCCTGGGGTGATCGGTCAAAACAATCATTATCTCAGTTATGCTTTGGCAAAGATGCGCAGTATGTCACGCAAACGATAGATCGCTATAAACGCACTGTAGCTGTTGTAACGTGTGACGGCGTACAAGTTAACCGTGCCCAGGTAGAACGTGGCCTGGCATGGACTTATACTCGCTATAGTAGGGATTCATCGTTACCAGCAATAGAAGCTAAGGCCAGGGATAGTAAAATTGGACTATGGGCTGATAATGAGCCTGTTCCACCCTGGGAATTTAGACGCAAGAAATAGATTAAAGTTTTTTTATTTGTGCTTCCTGCCTCTCTACCATAGCAATAAGCTCAAGTATGACTTGAGGATTGGCTGCTACAATATATCTGGCATCTTCTATATCTG